GTAAGGAAATATCTGATATTTGGAGTTGTCCTTGTTGTAAAGAAAAGCGTCAGATTGGATACTATACATACAATTATTGTCCAAAATGTGGGCAAAAGATATCTTGGGACAAGAACCATAAAAGAAGAAAGAAGGGGTAGGAATGACAGAAGAACTAGTTATAGATTTAATTATAGATGCATTGTCAAAGTGTAAAGCAATGAAACCTAAAACACCTCTGTACAAGCATGTTGACTGGTTATGCCCTAACTGTTTAACAGGATATGAAGACAATAATAACTGCAATTATTGTTCTGTATGTGGGCAAAGAATAGACTGGAGAAGCAGTAACCTTGGAGATGAAAATGAATAAGGAACAAGAAAAGGTGAAAGAGCAAAGACAATTACTGAAAAAATATCTGGGGCAGTATTACAGGGCTAAAATGAAGAGAATTCAGCTTGAAAAAAGACTCAAAAACTTCAGAGAAGAAATGTCAGGAACAAAGGGAATGCAATATTCTCTTACTCCTAAAAGTCCAAGTGTAAAAACCGGTTCTTCCATTGAGGAGAGGGTTATACGGACAATTGAGATTGAAGAGCGAATACTAAAGCAGCAAGATAAAGTTCAGGCTGCAATGCTTGCAGTAATGGATATTATAGGGATGCTTCCATTAGATTCGGTGGAACGAATGGTACTTGAGTATAGGCATATAGACTGTTTGCATTGGAGGCAGATACCAACTAGGATAAGTTATTCCAAAGCATCATGTCACAAATACTATAATTTAGGAATTGACAAACTGTTAGGATTTATAAAGGTGAAAGATTGTATTCAGAAGTATATTGCTTTAGATGAATGTTGAACAAAGCAGCTTGACTTTATAGTATTAGGAATGATAGCATTGGAAATATAAAATCAAGTAAGGAATACAGGAGGGTGTATATGAATAAGAAGAAAAGAAGTATAGTTAGTGTGGTGTTAATTACAGTAATCATATTGTGTGTCATTGGCATTGCAAAGCCTAGAAACAAAAAGGATAATAGTTCTCAGAAAGAAACAACAAAGGTTGAGTCCATAGCAGATACAGAGTCCATTAAAAATACAGAGGCGGAACAATACTCAAAATTAGAGGGAGTGGATATTGCATTTTTAGATTCAGTGAGAGATGATCAAACTGGAAATTGGAGGTTGGCTAAAGTTACAAGCAATAAGTCGGAAGAAGTGTATGTTCTTGATTATTATAAGAAGTATTTTAAGGAAGATAAGGAAGTTCATGCAATTGTAAACTATACACTTAATACTACAACATGTGTTACGAGTATAGGTAATAAGATTAATGTGAGGGTATATGAACATATCAAAGATGAGGAGCAGCATGCAAAGACATTGTTTACAGGTCAAAAGTATGCAGAGTATAATGTAGATAAAGAAACTGGTGCAGTAGAAAAGATAGAGTAGAAAAAAGTAGACACTATTAGACACTTATATATGTTAAGATAGTAGCATGGGAGGACAGGGTAGATGAAGCAATGGGTAGCCCTGAAGCATACACTGTCACTCAATATACTCCAAAGAAGAGCATGACATTAGGTGAAGGCTTTATGTGTGCTCTTTTTTAATATCCAAATTTAGATTTTTTAGGTACTACAAACAGGGGTAGACCCGTATGCGGGTCGAACGAAGCCCAGGTTTTGCCCCTAAAAAAATAAAACAAAATTTAGCATTTCGTTACGAGAGGCAGGGGGTATGTAATAAAAAGTTCACATATAAAGCAAAGTAAAGAGGATCGTAGTGGATTACGACCCTCTTAAATTACAGGTTAAATTCAACTATTTTACTGATGATGAATAAGTTCAGAGGGGATAAAATCCGTTATATTTTCAGAGCTATCCCACATGACTTCATAATAATAAGGCTTTTGATTGTTACACTGACATAAAAAAGCCTTATTGATAACCTGTTCGTATTTTTTACGTTCATTTTCAGAGCAGGCACTAAGGTCTACAAAGTAACGCTTCATGCAAATATTCTCCTTTCTTAGTATTTCAGCATGGCAGTGCCGATAAATATAAGTTTACTAAGGAGAAATTAAGAATACAAGCAAGGAAAAACAATATATGGAACAAAACTTGAAAACAGAAAAAAGGAAGCTGACTGAATTAAGGGCAGCAGAATATAATCCAAGAAAAACACTTACACCGGAAGATTCAGAGTACCAAAAAATAAAAAGAAGTATAGAAGAGTTCGGATATGTAGATCCCATCATCATAAATGAAGACGGAACGATTATAGGCGGACATCAGAGAACTACTGTTCTAAAAGATTTAGGGTACGAGGAAGTAGATGTCGTTGTAGTTGACTTAGACAAGCAAAAAGAAAAAGCAT